CGCGATAGACGAACATCACAGCATCGGCGTCCTGCTCGATGGAGCCTGACTCCCGCAGGTCCGAAAGCATGGGCCGCTTGTCATCTCGGCTTTCGACGCCGCGAGAGAGCTGGGACAGGGCCAGGATCGGCACGTTCAATTCCTTGGCCAGCGCCTTGAGGCCGCCGGTGATCTCGGAGATTTCCTGCACGCGGTTCTTCTGGCGTCCGTCGCCGTTGGTGGTGGCCAGCTGCAGGTAGTCAACGACGATGAGGTCCAAACCGGTCTTGCGGTGCTGGCGCCGGGCGCGGGCCGACAGCTTGGCGATGGATATGCCGCCGGTGGCGTCGGTCAGCAGGGGGATGTCGGCGAGGAGGGCTTCAACCTCCTTCATGCGCGCGAACTCGTCGCGGCTGATGCGCCCCTTGCGGATGCGGTCGGACGACACCCCGGCGGCGTCCGCGATGATGCGCATAGCCAACTGCTCTGGGCTCATCTCGAGCGAGTAGAACTGGACCACGCCGCCGGCCGTCGTCTTGCGGCCTGAGGGCGCATCGGGGTCGGGCTGGAAGCGGTAGTTCTTGGCTACATGGAATGCGATGTTGGTGGCCAAGGCGGTTTTGCCCATGGATGGGCGTCCTGCGAGGATCAGCAGGTCGGACGGATGCAGGCCGCCGAGCTTCTGATCGAGGTCCGTCAGGCCCGTCGAGAGGCCCGCCAACGCGCCGTCGCGTCGGAAGGCGGCTTCGGCCATCTCCAGGGCACCGCGCATGGCCTCGCGGAATGCAACGTTGGCTTTGCCCTGCTCCCCCGTTTCAGCCAGCGTGAAAAGCGCGCCCTCGGCCTTGGTCAGTTGCTCGGCAGCCGTCCCGGCGCCAGCCTTGGCCCCCTGCACGATCTCGCCACCGACGCGGATCAGATCGCGACGGATCGCCAGGTCATAGATCGACCGGGCGAAGTCGCGGACCATGCTCTGCGCCGGTGCGGCGTCGACGAGATTGGCGAGGTAACGCAGCCCGCCGAACTCTTCGAAAGCGGGGTCAGAAGCCAGCGCATCCTTGAGCAGCGTCGGATCTGACGATCGGCCCTTGGCGATGTTCTCGACCACGACTTGGAACAGGCGCTGATGGAAGGGCTCGTAGAAGTGTTCAGGGCGCAGCCGGTCGGGCACCCGCTCGAAAGCGCCGACGTCGAACATGAGGGAGCCGATGAGTGCCTGTTCGGCTTCAAGATTGTGCGGAGCGATCTCTGCTTCGTCGCGCGGGTCCATCATGCCGCCTTCTCCGTATCGAAGAGCGGGCCGCATTTGATGGCCTCGACGCGCTGGACGGCGGCGTCGGCGAAACGGTTCAGTTGCTCCGATGCTGCCGGGTTCTGCTTGGCGCGGGCTTTGGCCTCACGCCGCATCATGCGGGCGTAGTGGAGCTCCATGTCGATGATGTCGCGGCGGTTCATACCTCGCCCTCGTCGTTCGCCGGGGTCATCTTGGAGAACAGACGCTCAGCTTCAGCAGCGGCTACGGCGCGTCCCAGCTTGAAGGTGACGCACAGGTCCGAGGCGACGCGGTTGAACGTGGTCGCGGCCTCCACCTTGCCGGTGATCGGGTGCATCTGCTCGGCGATGATATCGAGCATGTCGCGCAGCATGACGGCGCGCTCTTCAGGGTTCTCGATGTCGTTGGCAGCCGAGATGATGATCCGGCGCGCCTGCATGCGCAGGAAAAGGCTGCGGGCCGTGCGGGCGTTCTTGACCGACACATGCTCGCGGCGCCGGTCGATACGCTCGACGAGGTACTTCTCTCGTCCGCTCATGCCGCTAGCCTCCGGTTGATCTGGCGGCGCAGGTCGATCAGCTCGTCGCGTTTCAGGCCTTGAATGATGGTCTGAGGGGCGAGCCGTAGGGTTCGGCGGCGGTAAGGTGATGCGACGATCCAGCCGTCCTTCATCAGCGCCTGGATGAGCGCGTGTACCGTTCCCTTCGAGGCCAGGCCGAGGCGGTCTTTGATCTCGTCATAGGAGGGGCTGACGCCATCGACGGTCAGGTCTCGGATCGCGTCCAGGCATTCCTTTTGCTTCGGCGTCATCCGATCCATTCCCCGTTGTCGTTGGCGCTCATGGTCAGCTTCTCGATCTCGCTGGCTGTGATGGTGCGCACTGCGTCGATGCCGCCCATGTCGCGGATCGCGCGCATGGCGCCGGACAGGCGGGCGCGTTCGATCTCGATGTTGGCGGCCCGCTCGCGCATGGCTGTGATGGCGCGATCCGGCTTCATGCGACCCTGGCCTCGTCCCAGACAGAGGATGGTGCAGGCTTGGCGGCGGCGCGACGGTACTCGGCCGGAGCTTTGATCTCGCGCCGGGCGGGTTGATAGGCGCTGGCGGCGCGCTGCTGGTGGGTCGCGCAGTAGCTTTCGAGGGCTGTGCCGACGCCTTCCTGAACAGGCAGGCCGCAGCACATCTGCTGAGCCGGACGCTCCGGCTCGCCGACCGGCCATGCGCACTGGAAACGGCGACGCTCCATCAGGAGGATAGCCGTGTCGTTTGCCGGGGCGGCGAACTGTTCGACGATCTTGGCCCCTTGGGCCTGCTGGGCGGCCCGGCGCCTCTCGGTCTCAGCCGCGTTCACAACTTCGACCTTGCCGAACGCGACAGCAGGGCGGTTCTGCGAGCCGGGCTTCGGAGGCTTGCGGGCAGCGATGTTCTGGACGATGGCTCCGGTGGAGCGGTCGCGCTTCACGGCCGGCGCCTTCGGTTTACGTGCAGCTTGCGCCGCAGCCGTGTGGGTCTGGAAGTTCACGGGGTTGGTGCGTGGCTTGAGGCCGAGGCGGCGAGCTTTACCGATCACCGCAGCGCGGGACTTGTCTCCGAGCCGGTTGGAGATCTCAGTTCCGGTTTTGCCCTCGGCCCACATGGTCGTCAGCGTGACGATCTGGTGTTGGGGCCAAGGTGCGTTGTTGCCGTGGTGGGTCATGCGGTCCTCGCAGCGGTCAGGGGCTCCCAGCGCCAGGCATGGGAGGGATGACGGAAACGGACGGCGCAGAGCCAGATGCCGAAGGCGTCGGCCTCGTCCGAGGTTTTGGGGTCGAAGCCGTAGGCCTTGGCGGCGGTGATCATCTGGGCCTTGTCGGCCTTGCCTGAGCCGGTCAGGGCCTTCTTGACCTGGGATGTGGCGACCTCGGCGCACTCGATGCCGGCGCGGTGCGCGACCATCTCGGTGACGCCCGCCATGCCTTGAAGCTTCCGGGTCGTGGCGATCTGGGTCTGGCCCGCCAGAATGGGGGCCTCGAACACGATTAAGCTGGGCCCGACCTCGCGAACCTGCGGACGTAGCCAGTCCTCCCATGCCGAGAGGAACAGGCCGACGTCCGTGCCGGTCGACGGCAAACGGAAATGATCCAGCACCGGGCGCGCGTCAGGAGTGCCGACGCAGGTGCCCGTCTGGGTCGCGAGGTCGAGCGCCAGGATCATCAGGCGGCGCCTTTGACTTCAGCGTCGGTCAGGTCGTTGGCGGGGATGCCGCCGAGGGCCATCGCGCGGCGCTCTTGGGCCTTGTGCCAGCCCGTCATGAAGGCCTGATGGTAGTTCGGCGAGATGTGGTCGCCGGGTTTGGGATCGTCGCCGCGCAGACCGGCCTGATAGCCCTCGGCCTCGGCGTCGATCTCGTCACGAGCCGGGGAGGGCAGGCCGAACAGGTCGGGCTGGGCTCCGGCGGGCAGACCAGCCCAGACGCGGAGCTTGGCGCGGCGCTCTTCTTCCTCGACCAGATCTCGGCGGGTGGCCTTGCTGTCGTCGAGGATGGACTGCAGTTCCTTGCGGGCGAAACCGTCGGTCTTGGCGTCGCGGAACAGGTCCGTCAGCGTCGCGCGTTCCGCGTCCATCACAGCCTTGGCGGCGGCGACTTTGGTGCCCTGGGCGCGCAGGCGGTCGAGGTGGTGGATGAAGAGGTTCTCTTCGTCCTTCTCGGTGCGGTTCGGGATCGACTGCCCGCCGTCTTCACTCGTCAGCTTCTTGGCCATCTGGCCCTCCATCGAGACCGCTCAACGGGGCGGTCAGTCCCGTTCAGTCACGCCGCGCGAAGCGGAGTAGGGTTGGCGGCCTCTATGGAGCGGCGGACGCCACGGACCCGCTCAAGGGCCTCCTCGGCGTCGCGCTCTGCCGCCGCGATGGCGTCGAGGTCGTTGTTGGACAGCCGACCGTCAGCCAGCGCCTCGCGAACAGCGGCGACGACGTCCATGCTCTCTTGAGCGAGGTCGAAGGCCAGCTCCTTCAGGCAGCCGGTGACCGGCGCCGGCCGGCAGGCCTCGAACAGGACGGTGCTGTAGATCGCTCGGCCGCAATGGCGTTCCAGGTCGCCCATGACATCGGCCGGCATGGTCGAGGGATCGTGCGGCGTCTGGTAGCTCGACAGGGCCGACTTGCGGACCCGGCAGGCCCGCGCCGCTTCTTCCAGACCTCCGCAAGCGTCGATCAGGTCGGCGGCGAGCCGGGCGTGTTCTCGGTGGCTGATCTTGTTCATGGACGACGGAGGTTCCGACGAGGTTTCCGGATGATCGTCAGTCGCGCTCAGGCGACATCAGG